GGACAAATAGACCCAATAACTAAAAAATAATTACATTATGGAAATCAGAACAAAATTCGAACTTGGGCAACAGGTTTATTTTATAGTAAAAGGCAAAATACATTGTGGTGTTATAAAATCTGTTAATATATTATCTGAAATTACAACTTATGCTAATCTAATCGAGGATTTTGAGAATAAAAAAATAAATGTAATAACAACTTATACTATTTGGCGTAAACGGAGCAACGAAGCAAAAAGCAGGTTGTTTCCCGAACTCAGTGAAGTAGAAATTTTTGAAAGCAAAGAAAAACTTATCGAATGCTTATTAGAACAAAATTAAGTTATTGAAATTGTGTAACTTATTAAATTTTACAAAAATGAAAATTAAAAAACGTTTTAAACTTGGCGAAGAAGTTTTTTTTAAGTACAAAGGAGTTATTTATTCTTCTGTCATAAACAATATAAAAATTGATATTCCTTTTCCTTTTGACGAAAAAAATGCAGAGTTCAATACCTCCTAAAATTGAAATATACAAAAAAAGTATTAGGCTCGTATTTCTATGATTTTGAATTATTTAGAACTAAAGAAGAAGCGCAATGTTCATTCTCTGAGATAGAGCCTAAATATTCATTAGGCGATGTAGTTTTTTTTGAATTTAAAGGCGAAATATATAGCTCAACGATTAGAGATATAAAAATTAAAATCTCTCGATACAACACAAAAAGAGCTTTAATATATTATACTTTTTATGAATATAGCGAGCCTTTGAAAGGAGCTAAGATATTAGAAGATAACTTATTTACAACAAAAGAGGAGTTAGTCGAACATATAAAAGACAATTACGGATTACCTTTTTAATACTATATGTTATGAAAATAAAAACAATTTATCACTTAAACGACGCTTGCGATGTTACTATAATAGAAGAAAAATGGTATTTTTTCAAATGGTGTATTTATACTTTTTTTCGTGAGAAATAACAAAAATCAATTTTGAGATAAACAATATAACATAATAATGTTTTTGCATAAACAACTTTTTTCACATTTTTTTTCGATTTTACCCACTCAAACAGACCCGTTGAGTGGGTTTTTCTTTGCGTTTTTTCTTCCTGTTAAATTCTCTCCCCAAACCCAATAATACAGAGACGAGTAAAAAAAAGGGGTATCCAATACCCCTTATTAGACAAAACCCCCGCCCCCAACAAGTAAAATTTTTATGCAGAAAAGTATGTTTTTATGCAGTTTTTTACATTTTTATGCAGTTTTTATGCAGGTAAAAGCTCTGATTATCAACTATTTAAGCTATAAAAAACCGCTTTGCATATAAAGCATACATTTTTTTTTGTGAAATTTATCTATTGCGTGCGCACACGCATACGTGTGTTAAAAATTAAACGTTGCATTTTTTATCGTTGCGTCAGCTGTTAAATTTCGGGTAGTGTATGCCTCTGTCTGCTTTATATCGTAGTGCCGTGCTTGGTCTCTTACCTTAATAGATGGAATACCTGCATTAAGCAAATCCATTATCCCCGTATCTTTTAGTGAGTAGAATTGATATTTATCATTAAATCCGTACGTTTTACGATATTTCGCCCAGGTGTCCGAAATCTTTTTAGGGTTTATAGCCGTTTTTCCTGTTTTGAAATCCTTGCTAAAAAGAAAATCGCTGTTGTTGGCTGTTGCTAAGTGTTGGGCAAGGTCGGGTAAAAAAACATTAGGGATAGTAACGCAATCTGTTTTTTTGTTTTTAGTGATAGAACAATCTAAAACAATACGGCTCTCAAATAAATGAATATCAGACACTTTCAGTTTTGTTAGCTCTGTGCGTCTAATAAAACAATAATAAGTGAGCATACAACAAACATAAAAATGAAAATCTTTCTGTTGTAACTCCTTTATGTATTGTTTTACTTCAGACGACAACGGAACACGTTTTTTCTGCGTTTTAGCCTTAGTCTTTATTTGGTCTGCTGGATTTTGTTTTATATATCCTTTATTCTTTGCCCAATCTAAAAAACTCTTTATATAGCTAAGGTAGTTATTATAGGTACTGGGGCTGTTGTTCTTCTCAAAATAAATATAATCCAAAAAATTATTCACAAAAAAGTAATCAATATTAAGGACAAATTTTATATCTAATCGTTTGACTTCTATAAACTTCTGTATATTACTAAAAAAGGATTTCCACGCTCTGAGGGTGTCAGGGCGTTTAATTCCGTCTTTTACTTCTTTTTCTGTTTGTTTTAGGAAAATATCAATAGTATCTTTTAAAGATTTATATTGATTATTAGGTTTTTCGTAGAAAGGCGACCAGCCATTTTGAAGTTTAATATTAATAGCGTTAGCCATTTTCTTTGCGTATTGTTGCCTTTCTCTTGTAGATTTGATTTTAGGGACACGATTTCGAAAGCGTTCAAGCCTTTCAGTACTTGGGTTTATAGCATAGTATTCAATGTACCACGATTTATTAGCTTTCAGCTCAGCAGGTCTGTAATCAACAAAAGCTATACGCTTAGGGGTGTTTTTGGTGAGTTTTTCCATTTTTTTTTATGCTAAGTTTCCCAATTGAAGAAGTTACGGGAACTTGGCACAAATTTGACACGCAATTTTAAAGAAATTAAGCGTAATTAACTGACTTTCAATTAATTACGCTTATATAGTAGCGGGAACTGGACTCGAACCAGTGACCTTCGGGTTATGAGTTTGAATACTCAATATTTTCAAAAAATAAAACCCTGAAAACCAAACCACAATAAAAACAGAAAAAGCAATTTTTTAGCCCGTTAATATTCGAAATCGTATTCGATTTTTTTAATATATTATTTTATTTTTCAAATAGTTAATCAATGCATTTGTATTTGATTTTTATAGATTTATTATTCTTCATATATTTCACCATAAACCCTACGAAGACACAAAGGGCAAATAAACCACTTATAAAGATGGTGCTGATGAGAATGGTCCGTAGTTGACACTGGGAGCCGAAACCTTTTGCCGTGACAACTGCTTAACTTGCTCCTTTAATTCTTTTAGGCGTTCTTCTAATAACTCAATATTTTTAGTTTTTTCCTTTATTATCATTTCTTTATCTTTTACTTTTTCTCGTAAAAGCGTTATTAACTCATTTTCATTAGCCGATACTTCTTCTTGTACAGTTTCTTCTTTAAACATATTTCCCTCTCCTGTTAATAACCACTCAGGATTTAAATCTGTATAATATTTGATTATTTTCAAATATTTATCTGTTCCAATAACTCCTTTTTTATTTAAAGACCCCATTGAAAACTCCAAATCTTTACAAAATTTATAAGGTGTAATACCTTTATAATCAATGTATTGCTTAATTCTTTCTTGTATTGTCATAGCTATTTGAAAAAAAGTTGATATTTTCTCTTTGATATTTGAAAAAAAGTTAATACCTTTGCGCTGTTAATTTAGAGATACAAAGGTAATGAAAAAAATACGAATTGTAGCAGAAATGAAGAAACAAATTGCAAAAGAATTAGGAATATCTATACAAACGGTAGAAACGAGCCTTTCCTATTTTTATGATTCCATAACATCAAGAGATATTCGACAAAGAGCCAAAGAACTTTTAATAGAAGAGGCTAACAGAATAAAAATAAGTAGAAATGATTAATGTTTTTGAAAAAATGAAAAACAATGAAAGCAGAAATCGTATTTATCATATTCCAAGAACTTGATAACGAACAGAAAGAACGTTTCAAATCAATGCTTGATAAAGAAAAACCTCCAACTTCTAAAAACAAAAAAAAATCTAAAATTTGGAATGAAATGGAGCTAACAGAAAAATTAATAATTCGGTTTAAAGAGAAAGTAAATAGAGTACTCTATTTCATAAAAATATTTTTAAAATATGTTTGAAAAATACAAAACACTAAAAAACAAAATAGAAGCACTGCCAGAGATACAAGGTGTTTTTTATCGTGTTTATGGGAATGAAGTTCAATATATTATAGGGATTTATAGTTTCACCGTATTTAAAGATTTGGTAAATATTATTCCGCAAGGTTGGAGAATGGATAGCCTAACGAAACAGCATCTTTTCTGTATTAGCTATCTTATAGATGATGAAGAAATTAATAAACAATTTGAACAAATACAATTTCCTTAAAAACATAAAAAACAATTTAAAATGGCATTAATAAAAAATAGTATCATAGATAAGTTGTATGATTATGATTTGTGCCAAGCCATCGGAAAGATATATACAGATAATTCATATAAAATACTTAATAACGGAACGGCAAAGGGTTTATCTCCTTTTAAGAATGAAAGAACACCTAGTTTTTCGGTTAATAGCATAAAAAATATATGGAAATGTTTTGGGTCTGGGATTGCGGGGGTTTCTATCATAGATTTTATACAAGAATACAAAAAAGTAGATTTTCTTGAAGCCGTTCAGATAGCGTGCAAAGCTTTAAATATTCCTATAGAGTATGAAAATGAAAGCGAAGGGCAGAAGCAAAAACGAGAGCAAAAAAAATCACTTTCAGATATATTATCAAAAACGCAAAAAATTTTCAGACAAAATTTTCTGAATTTGTCCTCTGAGGATATAGCCAAGAAATATATGATTGAAAGAGGCTTTACAGATGAAACTTTATCAGATTTTAGTATCGGTTATGCATTACCTGGTTTGTACACTTATTTTAAAGAACAAGCCACCACTACAGAAGCGGAACAATTAGGATTATTAAAAAAGAATGACCAGGGAATGTATTATGACTTTTTCAAAAATCGAATCATTTTTCCTATATCAGACAAAAACGGACATTGTGTAGGTTTTGGCGGGCGAGTATTGGAAGAATCACAAGAGAAGAAAAGTGTAAAATATCTTAATTCTCCAGAAAGTGAATTGTTTAACAAATCTTCTCTTTTGTATGGTTTCCATTTAGCAAGAAAACAAATACAAACACAGCAAGAAGTGTATTTGGTAGAAGGTTATACGGATGTTATGCGAATGCATCAAATAGGGCTTTCAAACACAATAGCAACCCTTGGGACCGCTCTAACAGAAGGACATTTACAGAAACTAAAATCTATTTGTAAGAAAATAATAATTTTCCGAGACTCAGACACAGCAGGGCAAAACGCAGCACAACGAGATTTGGGAATGATATTAGAAGCGGGACTTTTTGCAGATATTGTAGCCTTGGAAAGTGAAACCAAAAAAGACCCCGACATAATAGGTAAGCTCGAAAATGCTATAGAAATAATACAAAACGCTCGGCGTGATGCTATTATATTTACCATAGAAAAAAGCTATCAGAAAGCCATTCAAAAAGCAAAAGAAGTTTTTGGAGAAACAAAAAAAATAATTTTCATACCAGAAGACAAAAAAGAATTGACCGATTTAGCTTCTGCCTTGGTAAATAAAATTCCGGACGAAACCACCAAAGAAGCATATATAGAGCAAATAAAAGAGCTTTTCAAAATAAAAATAAAACTTGAAAAGGTAAAAAAAGAAGAACCACCAAAGAGATATTTAAAAGCAGACCCTGATATTTTTCAAAAATCTGAAATCTCAAACGATTTCGTAAATGAAAATAATAATGATGACGAGGAAAAATATGCATTATTAGACCTTTATCAATTTCCGGACGAGGTTTGTAATCCTTATAGATATAAAAATGAAATATTAGAATATGGGCTTTTTCAAGATGAGAATCAAATTTATTGTATAGGAGACAAGGGGAATTATTTTATATCAATTTCAAATTTTTCTATTGAGATAGTGCAACATATGCAAGATGAACAATACCCTATGAAACTGATAAGAATATGTAATATCCACGGAGTAGAAAAAATTTTTGATGTCGTTTCAGATAAAATAAATACTCTTTCTTCATTCAAAAACGTAGTAACTTCTTTTGGTAATTTTTATTTTTCAGGTTCTACTACACAACATGAGAAATTGTTACGTTTTTTGTTTGATAAAATGGGAAATGGTAGAAAAATAGATGTTTTAGGATGGCAACCAGAAGGCTTTTGGGTTTGGAATAACAAAATAATTATCCCTTCAGAAAAAGAAGAAATAATAAATAAAGAAGGATTATTCAAGTTCAATAATGAAAGCTATTATATACCTTCTGCAAATAAGAACTATGATAAGAATATGTTTAAATATTCACCGCAAAAGAAATTCAAATCTATAGAAACAACCATTTCTATTGCTGAATATTTCAAACAAATGTACATCGTACATAGACAGCACGCCATAACAGGAATTTTATTTGGAATAAGTTCTTTATTTCAGGATATAGTAGTAAATAATACGAGTTTCTTTCCTATTTTATTTTATTTTGGTCCGGCTTCAACAGGTAAAGATAACATTTGCGAAGCTATTCAGTCTTTACTTGGTACTCCTCAAAAAGCCATACAGCTTGAAGGAGGAGCCAGTACGATAAAAGCACAAATACGAGAATTTGCACAATTTAGTAACGGAATATCTCAATTATCAGAATATACAAGAGGCAATGCACAAATAGACGGGATATTAAAAGGTTTGTGGGACAGAAGAGGTTACAAACGAGGCTCAATAGAAAGTAAAGTAGCAGTAGATGAAATACCTGTACTGAGTTCTACTATCTTAACAGGCAATGACTACCCAAATGCAGAAGCTCTCATAACTAGGTTAATTTGGGAGGAAATGAATTCTCGTGTTTTTAACCAACAAGACAAAGAGGAGTATAACAAACTAAAAGATATTATACGTAAAGGTATCTCAGGATTATCAGATTTTTTTATTCATAAAAGGGCGTTTTTCCAAGAAGTATTTTTAGAAAAATACCAACAGGCTAAATATGCACTTTCTGAAATAGAAAGTTTTAAAAAATCTCCTTCAAGAATAATGGATAATCTTTCTGTTTTGTATGCTACATTTATCATTTTTCGGGACGAACAAATATTCCCTTTTAATAAATATGATATGATAAATCATTTTACAAAAATAGTAGAAAACCAAAAAAGAAAAATGGATACCGATTCACCTATTACCAAATTTTGGGATTGTTTTCTTGCTTGTATGCGACTTAACCAAGGTGAAGTATTACGAGTAGATATAAACCTAAGAGAAGAAGGCGGGAAGTTGATTTTTAATTTCACTAATATATTTAGTATCATTCAACAACAATGGTTTTTACAATATAGAGAGCCTGCCCCCGCAAAATCTGAAATACGAAAACTCCTAAAAGAGTCTGACGCTTTTTTAGAAGAAGAAAGAAATATTCGTATAAATCTTTCTATCAATAGCTCTACCAGTGCTTTTGTGATAGATATTAGCAAACTATATATTGTTAAAGAACTTTTGGCAGAAATAGAAGTACAACGCCGAAAACGAAAAATAGAAGATGTACAAAATGAAAAAAATGAAGAAGATAGTATCATTTAAAATAATTGTAAAAACACAAGTATTTTTTATTTTTTTTTTTGAAATATGTCTTTTTTTGCTAAAAACCCTTGTTTTTTTTTCCCACAAATCCCACGAGAATATAAAATATTAATATTCAATTATTTAACTGTTAAAAACACGTGGGAAAGTGCGTGGGATTTGTGGGAAAGCGTGGGATTTGTGGGAAAGCGTGGGAAAAAAAAAACAACTTTCCCACAAGATTTTAGCTTAAAAATAGCCTTTTTAAAGTTTTATGATTTTATAAAATACTGATTATTAGTTATTTATTGATTTTGTGGAGTTTGTGGGATTTGTGGGAAAAATTTTAGCCCTTTTTTTATAAAAATGAATGAAAAAAAATATTTTTTTAAAAAATTATGCAATATAGAGGTTGAAAAAGTCTTTTTGAATAAAACTCAATCTTATGCTTTTGGTTTGTACTATAATAAAATATTAGTAGGTATGATGAAAGATGTAGAAAGCACTTTTTCTGTTAAACAGCTTTTGCAACATTTAAAAATTATTTTTCCGTTGAAATATTCAGAACTTGATAGATGGAAAAGGAAAAATAAAAACTTGATAGAGTATTCAGGTGAAAATCTTTCCGAGTATTACGGATTGAACCAAAAGGATAAATATTATCATTTTGATGAAAATTATCTTTTTACCTCTGAAACAGAAAGTAATGTTTTTTTAAATAAAAACCTTTGGAATATAGAGCCTATTGTTATTTACTTAAAAAAAAGCAAATCATTTGTAGCAGGTTTATATAAACATCAGTACTGGTTGGGGTGTTATTTGTTACCAACGTGTTCTATTTCACTAGAACAATTTACCCCTTATTCGTCTGTTTTTTTTCCTGATAATCTTAATGATTTAGATGAGTTTGTTATTAAAAATCCTGCGGTTTCTTACTTTTATAGTACAGATATTATTCGTTATGATGAAGAAGGATTAATACTTTAATTTTTGAAAAAATACTTTATAATTTTAAAATAAAATATATGGATAACACATTTATAACTATTGATTTAGAACTACCAATATATTTGGTAAAATATATGCAAACACTTTATGGAGAAACCTATAAACCAACAGCACAAGATGAAATAGGTATTTATATTTTACATATTTTGGAACGTAAAAATAATGTATCAGAATATCAATACTCTTTTAAAAATAAGCAAAAAAGCACATATAACATTCATATTAGTTTATCTCGTTTCTATAAAAGTGGAGGATTGATAGAAAAAAATAAAAAAGAATTGATAAAAAAATATATCGATAGCCATTTCAGGAATGAAATTTACAGAAATGCCGTTTTGAATTATTATAACTTTCATATTTCTTATAAAAACACAATCATTACAGCCTTACAAGCTTATAACATTTCTGAAAGTGATTTGGCATATGAAACTATTCGAAAAGATTTCAACCGGAAAAAAAAATATATCGAAAACAAAATAATAAAATGACATATTTAGAATTAGAAACCGAAAACAAAAAACTAAAAAAGTTTATAGCTGAAAAGTTTTATAACGTAGTTTTTGTTACCATTTATAAAGAAGTTATAACTGAAATAGTAAAAAATAAAAAACGTAAAGTAATTAAATTTTTAAAGCCATAAAAAAAACAATTCAGAAAGGAATAATGAAAATCATAGATTTATTTAGTGGCATTGGTGGTTTTTCACTCGGATTTAAGCGAGCAGGTTACCACTTCACAGAACACTATTTTTCAGAAATAGACAAACACGCTATTGCTAATTATAAATACAACTTTCCAAATGCAAAATACATCGGAGACATTACCACTCTTCACGGAGGAGACTTTAGAGACATTGACATTATCACTTTTGGTTCGCCTTGCGTCGATTTCAGCCTGGCTGGAAAAAGAAAGGGGCTTAAAGGAGGCAAAAGTAGCCTTATCGAGTACGCAATTACCCTCGTGGCTCGGGTCAGACCAAGTGTTTTTATCTGGGAAAATGTTAAAGGAGCATTCTCCTCAAACTCTGGCGCAGACTTTTGGGCGATTATCCAAGCGTTTGCCAACATTGGGGATTATCGACTTGAATGGCAATTGCTTAATACAAGCTGGGTACTCCCCCAAAATAGAGAGCGAATATACCTTATCGGACATCTTGCAGGACGAAGTGAGTCAGGTGTATTTCCTATCGAAGAAAATGATTTCTCATTTACTAAGGAAAAAAAATACCAATTTCACCCCGAACTTTGTGGAACACTTAAAGCTAATGGAAATATGAATACAGATGATACTTACATAATTCAAAGAAAAGCAAAAGCACTCACAGATGGAGGACACTCAGGAGGGTTGCTCTCTGATATGACTATTATAAAACAACTGGCAAGAGGTAAAAATAAAGGTGCAGACCTCACCATTTGCCTTACTATATCGAGTAACGCTTTTCAAGAAAACAACCTATTAGATGGCATTCGTCGTCTCACAGAAATAGAATGCGAACGCTTGCAAGGTTTTTCTGACAACTGGACGCAATACGGCAATTATAAAAATACTATTAAGCGCATATCAAGAACACGGCGCTACAAACTTATAGGCAACGCCGTAACAGTTGATGTAGTAGAACTTATAGCAAAACGATTAAAATTAATACAAAAGGGAAAATGATTAACGGTAAATTTGTGAAAGATGAATAAAAATAAAACTATAGGAAAGTTCTCTATTGAGATAAAAGACAAAGGAAATAATATATATAGTGTTAAGATAACATCAGGATTAAATAACAAACAAATAGATGTACTAACAGATATATTCTGTCAGAGCCATAAAGGAGAACACGAAGAAGCTTTTCGAAAATTGGTAGAAGAGACATTAGACACATTCGCTAAAATTCTCTACTCTTATGACAGAAAATTAAAAGGTGAAAATGTAATTTTTAAAGATTAAAAAATAAAACGATGCAAATTATAAATAATACAGGCGCCATAATTGGAGAACAAATTAACTTAGGTAACATTGATAATTTGAATATTGATGATTTGTTTAAAGATAACACCAGTAAAAAGATGAAAAATAAAAAAGTAACAATTGACGAATTAGGCATAACAGTAACATACCAAGTTAGATTTAGCGGTGAAGTTACTGAAAAAGTAGCACGGCAATTACAAGCTATATACAAAGAAGGAATGGTATATAGTGAAGACGATGACACTATTACTAATCACCCGTATAAACAAGCAATAGAACTCATTACTAATGAGGGTTATAACGGAGTACCATCTCATTACACCTACGAAATTGACAGCTTAGAGTTTTTAGAAGAAGCTAATGAAGAAGAATAACCTTAAAAAATGACAAATAAAATGAACACACAAAATTACCCCTCTTGGCTTGTATCGGTAGAACAAGCTAAGAGACTTAAAAAGATTGGATTTGATGAGCCTTGTCAATTTTTTCTACCTATAAAGATGTATGAAGATTTTGATACCAAAGAATTAGAATTCGATTTTCAAAAAGAAAATCATAATGAATCAGTTGATTATTGGTCTATCCCCTCAAACGAGCAAGTTATTGAGTGGTTCAAAGAAAAAGAACTTATAGGAGTGATTGATTATTTCTTTGATATGATAAGAGATAAACCTCTTTATAAATATGAAATCAAGAATATCATAGGACAAGTGATTTTCATTAATAAAGAAGTAATAGAAACTTATAACGAAGCAATTGGGCTTCTCATTAATCAGCTTATAGAAACTTATAAAACTAATAAAATTTTATGAAAACAATATTTAAAGTAGGAATGAAGGTTTACGATTCAGTCTTTTTTCCTGAATCAGAAGGTGAAGTAGTTAAGATAGAAAAACAAATTGATTGTGAAAAAGTTATTGTTCAATTTGATTGTTTAGACTATGAACTTTCATATACAGAACAAGGACGACTAACTTCTGCCCGCAATGAAGCTAAACCTACTCTTTCAACTTCTCCATATACTTTTGATGGTTTTGAGCAAAAAGAACCTGCACCAATGTATGAGGAAGCTTTAGAATGGTTAAAAAAAAACTCTAAAGATAGAGTAATTTATGCAGATGAAGCTTATATTAATGAAGAATATGAAAGAGCTTTTGAAGCACTTAGAAAACTTATAATTTTTAGAGAGTATTATAATCAAGGTTGGCAACCTGATTGGGAAGATGAGAAGAATAAATTTTGTATAGAAGTGGAGAATGGAAAACCTCGTTTGGAAATATGGAGAGATCGTAGTAGAGTGCTTGCTTTTAAATCACATGAAATAGCCTACAATTTCCTTGAAGAGCAAAGAGAACTCTTAGAAATCGCAAAACCTTTATTATGATGAAAAGACATTACGAATTTACAGGCGAAACCAAAAGGTTTTATGATAAAAAGCTATACAGAATACGAGCCACCGAAGATTTACCACTACACGAAGTTAAACAAGGTGAATTAGGTGGGTGGATTGAGAAATACGAAAATTTAGCAGTTTATGCGTGGGTTGCTGATGAAGCAAAGGTTTATGGAAATGCAAGAGTTTCTGGAAACGCAAAAGTTTATGACAATGTATGGGTTTATGGAAACGCAAAAATTAATGGAAACACAAAAGTTTTTGGAGAAGCAATAATTTCAGGAGATTCTGAGATTTATGGAAACGCAAAAGTTTTTGGTACTGCAAAAATTAGAGAAGCTCTAATAGCCGGAGAAGCTCAAATAAAGGATAATAACGACTATTGTGTTTTTTCTTGTTTTGGTAGTAAAAATAGAACAACTACTTTCTTCAAAACAAAAACAAAAGAAGTTTCTGTAATATGTGGTTGTTTTTCTGGAAACTTAGAAGAGTTCAAAAAAAAAGTAATAGAAATTCACGGAAATAATAAATTTTCAAAAGAGTATTTAGCTATGATAAAATTAGCAAAAATCAAATTTGCCCTACATTAAAATAACTCAAATTTAAACAACAAAAAAGCCTTCATATTCTGGAGGCTTTTTTTCGTCCTTTTTTACATTTTTATGATATTTTATTTTTGCATAAAATATGTATAAAATGGAAATTTGTAACAATCCGGAAGACTTCACTAGAGAAATACAGCATATTCTTATTTTTGATGCTTCAAAATTCTCTTTTAATCAAAATTTTAAAGCTCTTACACCTGATATTAATTCGTTTTTGTTAAAAATACAACTTCATAACCCCTCCGCTTATCAACGAAAAATAACGATAAAAGAACAAAATGATAATAATTATTATGATGTTAAAATATCTCTTCCTGTTTATGAATTGAGTAAAGAAATCCGTTTAAAGCTAGTTTCTTTCCATAAAAAAAGGAAATATGTAATAGCATTAGTTTCACAACAAGAAATGTTAGTTGTAGGTAATGAACGTGAGCCGTTTTCTTTTTCAATTGATGATAATATTTTAGATAACGGCACGGGTAAAGATTCTTTTTTAATTAGCCTAACAGGGCAAACAATTATTTTTCCTACTTTGGGCAAAATAACTGAAAAATTTCGTGTCCTTTTCTTTCTTCCTCCTATGTGATAATTTTGCTATAAAATTAATAATAAGATGATTTTATCTATTGAACAAGATTTTTTACAAACGTTAATTCCTGGTTTAATACAAGGATTTAAAAATAATTCTTTTCAATCTAAAAGTTATTTAGAAACAAAATATGAAGAAGAAATAAATCTGCAGTTTTTTCAAGAAAGTTCTATTTTTCCTGTAATATTACCTATTCGTGGAGCTATTGTGAAATATACTAGTTATGACTACATCGGGACTCAAACCTATGGAGAATATATAAAACTTTTAGACCAGCATCCTAATGTATCTGCTATTATATTAGATATTGATAGCGGTGGAGGAATGATTTCAGGCACTGCTGAATTGTTTAGTATTATACAAAGTTGTCAAAAACCGATTATTGCTTTTACTAGTGGTTATATGTGTAGTGCTGCATATTGGATAGCTTCGGCTTGTGATAAAATTATTTGTACTCCTTTTGCCGATTGTATAGGAAGTATTGGTACAATGTTACAAATGCAAGATTTGTCAAAATTATTTGAAAAATTTGGTGTTGTTTTTCACGAAATATATGCTCCGCAAAGTACTGAGAAAAATAAAATATTAAGAGAACTTAGAGCAGGAAACCAAGAACCCGCAAAAGAGCATTTGGAATATTTAGCTGATAATTTTATACAAACTATAAAAACAGCTCGACCACAAATAAAAGACGACCAAAAAGTATTCAAAGGCGCTGTTTATTCTCCTGAAAAAGCTAAAGAAATAGGGCTTGTAGATGAATTAGCAACCTTAGAACAAATATTAATCGAATTATAATACGTTAAAAATATGAACACTAAATTTATTAATCTGGCTATTCTCTTAGCTACTTCATTGGAGGTAAAAAAACCTTTACTCGGAGGAGAAAATTTTATTACTCTAAAAGAAAGTCAATTGCAAGCTATTGAAGACGCTCTTACAAAAAATGATGTTTCAGCTATTGAAAAAGATTTAGCTTCTCTTAAAGAAGAGAAAAAACAATGGCTTGTAGAAGCTCAAAAAATCAAAGAAGAAACAGAAAAAGCAATGTTACTCAATAAACTTTCAGTTTCTAATAGTGTTGCTGAAAACATTGCCCTTTTAGGTGAAAAATGTAAAGAATACGGAGAAAAAACGCTTGTTCATTCTTTACCCTTAAACAACGGTAAAGAAACCGAAAAGGGGGAATTTGAAGGTATTGTTAATATGAATGACAAACATAATATAATATAATTTTATGGGAAAAACTATTGTTACAACCGAAATTGCCAACGAAATTAAAAGGTATGGTGACGCTCGTCCTACTGAGCTTGAAGCTGCTATTTTGTCTACTGAAATTTTATTAAATAGGTTTGCCAAGCCTTTAGGAAAAGTAAAAGGAGAATGGCATATACCTACTACTTTGATGAGTAATGTTGTACAAGCATTTTCTGACAAGTGGACAGGCGCAGGAATGGTTTCTTTTAAGAAGAAATTACTTAAAAATTTCCGCCAAAAAGTCAATTTTCCTATTAACCCAAATGACATTTATGGTTCTTGGGAAGAAGAAATGTATGCAGAAAACAAAAAACCAAACGAAATGCCGATTAGTCAATTCATAATGAATATGATTGCTAAAAAAATCATTTCTGATTTGGATACCATTTCTATTATAGGGGAGTATGACCAAAGCCAAGTAGGCAACGAAACGCCTGATTATACAAAAACAATGGACGGGCTAAATATTGTTGTTACTCGTGCTGTTGCAGATAATGATAACCCCGCTTTTCTTGTTCCTGTTGATGCTTCTGCAAATATTGTAGATAGAGTTACTAAGTTTGAAAAAGGATTACCAGGAGGAGTAAAAATTTCCACTATTTTTATTTCATTAGAAGAATTTAATGATTATGTAGAAGCGAGAGAAACGCCTGCAAATCAATACATTGATTTCAATGACCCACAAAGAGGAAAAACAAAATATGGTAGAAATATTATTGGTGTTCCTGGCTTGAAAAAAGGTAGAATTATAGCTTGGGTTGATGGTAACCTTTTCCGTCTTTATGATAGAGTGGATAACCCCGCTCGTATCAATGATGTGCAAGTACAAGATTATATCGTAAAAATATTCTCTGAATGGCATTTAGGATATGATTTTGCTGTAAATCAATATCTATTTGTAGAAACAACAGATGGAAGCAAAAAAAGAGGGTTGAATAATCCTGAGCAAAATAAGTTATTTTATCCAAACCTTATATTATCGTAATGGAAGAAGTAGAAAATACACCTGTAGAAATAGAAAATATATCTGTAGAAGTTGAAGAAACAACTTCTACAGATTCAAAAGAAGAAATAGGATTTGTTTTCCGTGAAAAACGTTACAAATTTGCAGATGATGCACCTGAAATTATTCTTTTTGGAGGTGAAAACCTTACACAAGAAGAAATTATCAAAAATGAAGATGTTTTAGTACATCTTATTGGAGGAAATAGCCATCTGATTGAAAGAATTTAATTTTAAAAAATAAAAAAATGGCAAAAAATTGTTTTGATACTGCCCCTTTTGAGTCATTGGATAGTTGTCCAAATGATGAAGTTAATGGAGGTGTAACCACTAGGGTATTTTATGCTCCTGCTGCGTTCTTAGAAAAATGTATACTACCTCCTAATACTGGAGAGTTAGGAAAAGCAAATACCATTGAAGAAGCTAATTTAGCTTTAAAACAAGGTTCAACCTGGAAAGGAATTGATTTGCAAATCAATGAAAATGAACTAAAAATGAGCCTTGTAGGAAATGCAGGAAACAAAAAAGCTAAAATAGATTTTGAAAGTAAAATACCTCGTTTCTCAGATAAAGTATTAGATTTTATAGGACGTTATAAAAATGTTCCTATGATATTTATAGTTCCTGATGCTGTAGGTACTTTGTGGGTAGTAGGTACAAAAATTAATCCTGCTTTTATGGATTCTGCAGAAGCAACCACAGGTAAAAAAGCTGAAGACGATGCAGGAGTAATATTAAAAATTACTGCTAATACTAAATTGTATAAGTATGCTGGAACCATTACAGAAGGTTAAAAACACACAAGGGCAAATCTCAGAGGCGGAGAACATTTCAAATACGGTCGTCTCTGAGCGCCCTTTATCTGATTTTTTTAATATTTTAACTCCTGGTGTAAAAGTTTATTACACAGGAGATAAAGAAGCACAAGCAGGACTACAAATGATTGATTTTAGTACTGTGCCATACAATGCTGTTTCTTTGTATTGTAGAAAATTCCCGAATCTATCATTAAAAGAAGATGCTACAGAAATTTTTAAAAAATTCTCTGAAGAATTGTTACAGAAATTAATTCTTTTTAAAAAAGAAAATTATCCGGAAGATGTGCCAATTTTAGAAAAAGCATTACAATTGAAAAAGGAAAATACAGCCATTGATGATGCAAAATTATAAAGAAAAATATCAACAATTATTAATAGAATTAGAGCGCCTTGGAGGAAAAATTCAAGGCGTTTATTCTTTTTATTCTTTGGAAAACGAAGCTAAAGTTAGACAAGAAATTAAACGTCTGCAAAGCACAAGGGTTATTTCTATCCCTGAAAAACCGCTTCAAAACACAACTTCTAATAACGAAAAACAACAAGAAAAAAGCTCTTTTTCTGAGCTTATAGCTTCTTATCCGCCTGTATTGCATTCTGTTTTTTTTAGAAAGAAAGATGCGTGGTTGAAAGCTTGTTCTTTAAAAATCCAACTTAACCAACTCCAGCCCACACAAGAAGAAAAAGCACGTGTTTTACAGTTCAAAATATGGAAACTTTTTGAGCAAATGGATACTGACGATATTATTTTAGAACATTGGAAAAAACATAAACGAATTTTAACAGAAGAAGAAGAAGATTTTTCAAATCTTAGCCCTATGGAACTTGTACAAAAACGTAATACTTTACGAAGTAATATCGTGTCTCGTGAAAAATCTTTGCTAAAATGGATAGCAATAATGGAAACTAATAAAGAAAAAGCCTCTTTTACCTTGAAAGAAAAAATAATCAGGAAAACAGAAGAACTCAAACAACTAAAAATGAAAGTAAAAAAACTAGATGACTTAATAAAATAACTTCCAAAACTTTAACATTTATTTTATATAAAAAACATTGCAAAAAGTTTGTATAATTAAAAAGTTTGTAATATCTTTGCAGTGTAAAAATAATTAAAGCCTGAAGAGCTAACAGGTTAAACAAACAAGCGAAAAAAGAAATGAATGCATTTAACAAAATCAAACAGATTGCAGAAATTAACCCTTACGGATTTACAATTTCTTTACTTGATTTTTCAACTCCTAAAAGTGGCTATATCGTAGCGATGCAATTGACGCAAAACCATTTTGGAGATGATGGGTTAAAAAAAGTGATTGAAGTAGCAGAGAAAAGTACTTTTTGTATAGGAGGTTGGTTTGATGAGAAGCAAAAACAATTTTATTATGATTGTGTAATGATTGTTCAAGATTTAGAAACCGCTTTACAACTTGGAAAGGCAAACAAACAAATAGCAATATATCATATTGATACACAATCAGAAATTAGACTTTAACAAAAGGGGAGAAATCCCCTTTTTAAAAAATAATTATGGAAAATATTATAAAAAACCTACATAAATTAAAAAACTTGTTATCTAATGAGCAAATAGATAGCCTTGAATATTCAGCAATGATGCAAAGGCGATATGCTCGTATTTTTTTTAAAATTCAGTTTTTAGATGTAGAAGAAAAAACTATCAGGATACAAATACATCAGGAAAAAAGCCCGTATGAAAATTATGCTGATGATAAACGTTTAATGGAGATTGTAGAAGAAACTTTTAGAGCTTATTTTGAGGATTGGAAAATACAAAAAGTTACTTTTCCTTATATTGAAGCTCCTGCGGAAATAGTAACTCCTGAATGGATAAAAGAACAAATGAATAAACACAAAATAGGAAGCAAAAAATTAGTTGCGGACTTAGGTATTGCAAAAGCGGAAATATCTGCAATGATAAACGGACATCGTGAAATGGGTATCCGTACAAAAGGATTATTTTACTATTACTTCAAATATACAGAAATTCAGAAAGGTATTTAAAATACCTGAAAAAGCCCTCATTACGAGGGCTTTTGTTTTTATCTGTTATCAGAAAATATGTTAAATAGAACTTATAATAAATGAATCTCTGTAGCTGTTATCCAACAAGTAGGCATACTTCCACCATAAAAGATAATCAAAACAATCTGAAAGGTGTGTAGCGTGTTCTTGTGCTATTTTTTTTGACCGCTCAGAGCTTTTGTCTTTTTCAAAAGAGTCTTTTTTTTGTTTTAGTCCTGCATTTTCCATAGAAACAATCAGGTTTGGGCAATTATCTTCATTGATACGGACAAACGGCAAAATTTTGTTATTTTCTTCCAAAATATCGTTTAATAAACGAAATTTGAGTATATGGCTTGGGTTATTTGTGTTGGGTGTTTTGTTATATACTTGCCATCCTGCTAATCGAAGCATATTTTCTACATCTTGCGCCAGTGAGGTTTTGCTGTTAGCTTCGCTTTTAAACCCAGAGCGGTCGTGATAAAGATATATTTTATTACAAGAGGCTTTGTGTGGTTCGTAGTATTCAATGATTTTTTTAACAAGGTCTGATAGTTTTTGCGGGTTTTTTACAAAAAAATCTTTGATGATATTCAAGGTATTCATTACTTTACTTGTTTGAGCAACAATGGCACAATTTATTCTACCTCCAAAGTCTAACGATATTTCTAATGGAATTCCTTTTATTAAATCCGTATCATACGAACAACTAGGGGTGTAACTTTGTGCAAAGTCACTTAACATTGAAGTATTGTATTTGTATTTATAATAATGTTTATCGGCTGACAATTGAGGATAAAAACCTTCTGCTACCTTTGGCGGACGGATATTTAAAATTTCAGCATTAAATAACAAATCAGAAACTCGTTGTTCATACATTTCTTCTATCCAATTAGGTTTGAGGTTTTCTCGGTTTACTTTTGCATTTGCTTTGATAAAACAATACTCTTGGGGCTTTTGTAGGGCTAATTTTTCTCGTTCAGTAAACCATTCACCGGTTTGAGTTAATGCAACAGATGAAGTAAATATCGTAGCGTTCAATAAAGAAGCTCGGTCAAACTCTATTTTTTTGGCTCTGTTTGTAGTTAGTACGTTGTTAAATAATCTATCGTGTTCCAATAGTGTGGCTTCGTCTCCTATTACGATATATGAATTTAGCCCCCGTCCTGAATTTGGGTCGTCCAAAGAAACTAAAACCAATATAAAACCATTTGAAAAATGGACAACATTACTCCACGAGTTTGGAGCTTGGAAAGGCATTTCATATCCCATTGATTTTCCATTTCTCCCCACAACATAATCAACCTCTTCATATAAACCAAACATTTCTAAACCTTCTTTGGTTGATGGAAATGTACGGCTTTTTATTTGTACAAAAGTAGCCCCAACTAGCACGCCAGTAGCTCTAGGCATTTGTCTAACAGCTTCTTTTACGAACCAACCTAATATAGTACTTTTACCTGTTCCTCGTCCTGCTTCTATGCATATATTTTTTACTTTCCCCACGCGGTTTGCTTCTACAGCAACCATTTGCATTGGGTTTAAATAAATTTCTTTTATAGGTTTTGTTGTCATTATTTTTAAATTATAAAACAAAGATAAACCCTAAAAAAAGACTCACAAAGGACGATAAGAAAACCTTTGTAATAAAAACTATTTTTATTAGGATTGAATGCAATAAACCTTAGTTTCATATATTTTTACATTTCTATCAAATAACCATCAAATAAAAACTAATTGATTATCAGATGTTTAATTTTTAAAAGGGATTTTCTATCAAATGACCATCAAATAAAAAATTATGCCCAAAAAGGGAGGTAATATTTAAATTTTCTTGATTTATTTTCAGGGTCATCTTCCTTAATAACATTTTCATCTAAGGCGTCTCTGATAATACGAGAGGCAGTAGCCGCATTTTTATCTTGTTTTTCATATATCACTTCTATTTTTAAAATTCAAATTGTAAAAAGAGATAAGGCACCAATGGGATTTTTTGTTGTGCTGTGGGAAAATGTTTAAGGTTTTGACTTGCAATAAATTGATAATAAAATGATTAACAAAAATATTATGAGAAAATACCTTGTTTTTTAGCTAAAAAAACGCTGTCCTTTATACATTGAAAGAGTATTAAGAACTTTGTACTATGGAACAAAAAGTATTTTTGAAAGATGTTTTGGCTGAAATGAGAAAGTTAGACGCAAACAAAAAGCCTGTACCTTTTTCTATTGCAGTACGTACATACAATAAACAAAACGGCTTTGGCGGAAAGCTAAATATATACTATGACGCCACCCTGATGCAACAACCAAAACAAAAAAAAGAATTTGAGAAGAACCCAAACCACTGGGAAAATAAAACACGTAACATAAAACTAAAAGACGGCACCATAAAGAAAATTATTATACTCTTTATTGTGGCTTTTAACGGAAAAGAAGTGATATACTAATGATGAACAACCTACAATTATACAACGCCGATAACTTAGAGGTAATGGCAACCCTCCCCGATGAGACTATTGATGTAATTTGTATAGACCCTCCGTACTTGTACCTTAAAAACCAAAAACTCGAACGCCCTTTTGACGAGCAAAGGTTTTTTACCGAATGCAAACGCCTCCTTACTAAAAAAGGCTTTATTGTGATGTTTGGGCGTGGTACTTCCTTTTACCGTTGGAATACCGTATTAGACGGCTTGGGCTTTGTTTTTAAAGAGGAAGTTATTTGGAATAAAAGTTATGTTTCAAGTCCGTTAATGCCTATATCTCGCATACACGAAACAGTGTCCATACTTACAAAAAAAGAGGGGGGCATCAATAAGGTAAAAGTACCTTATTTAAAAATGAAAAGGCACGATATAGATAGTATTGTAACTGATATAAAGAGAATGAAATCGGCTCTTAAAAATACAAAATCACTTAATGCTGTATTAGAGTTTTTGGAAAACAACAAAGTTCCTACAGATAAAGACAATGTAATAAGTACTTCTATTTCCTCTGTTATTAAAACACAAGATAGATGTGCTTCTGTGATGGCAGGTATTCAAAACGGACTTAATGAGAAAAGTATCATCAGAAACTATGAAGATAAAACTTTTGAAAGGAAACATAAGACAACTGCTGATAAAACAAAAGAACTTGATAGATGTACTGCTGTTGTTCAAGCTATGGAATACGGTCTCAATGAAAAAACAATCATCAAACAAGTGCGTGACCACTACAACACCATTCATCCCACTCAAAAACCCGTTCGTCTATTAGAGCGTTTATTAGCATTGGTTATCCCAAAAGACAAACCCCGCAATGAAATAGTAGTAGCCGACTTCTTTGCTGGCTCTATGAGTTGTATGGAAGCCGTGTACAATATGGGAATGAAAGGCATTGCAACCGAGATAGACCAAGAATATTTTCAAGCAGGCAAACAACGAATTGAAAACCTCTCAAAAAAAGCTGTGTAAGTTTTATATATAATGTTTTCTCTTAAAATAACCCTCTAAATGAAGGGTTATTTTTTATGCAAAACTTTAACGTTTTTTTATCAAAAAAAGGAGGAAAAATATTTTGCGAATAGCAAAACATTTTGTATCTTTGCAATGTAAAACAAAGGGGTTCTTTTACATATTGATAAACAAATAAAAGTTAAAAAAATGAAGAATTTAATTGACAGAGTTTGGGAATACTCACTAAACAACCCGCAAGGATTTACCCTTGATTTGGAAACTTTTGAAAGTGTAAAATTTGGAATTTGTGTAGCATACAAAGAAACGCAAAACTCACACGATAAAGAAAGTTTAGAAAAAGTTATCCACCACGCAATGACACATAATAAAATACTTGGAGGGTGGCTCAATATTGAAAATAATAAATTTTATTTTGATAGTGTAAGAATTTTTAAAAACTTAGAACAAGCCTTGGAGTTTGCTAAAGAACAAGAACAATTAGCTATTTTTGACCTAACGAATTTAAAAGAAATTAACTTATAACAAAGGGGAAGCCCCGCCCCTTTGTTCTTTTAAAATAATAAAACAATGAAAGATATAAAACAAACCATTAGCCATTACCAAAAGGCAGGAATTGAAATACAACAACAAGAAGATGTAGTAATTATCCGGCAAAAAAGATTGATAAACGGCTATATTCTCAATCAAAAACAACTTTACCAAAGAGCAAGAGAAATATTCCCAGACCCAAAAATAAAAATAAAACCTGTTGTTTTTTCATTAGATGTTAATAGCATAAATGAAGATTGGATAAACCAAAAAATGCAAGAATTCGGTATAAAAATAGGTGATTTGGTAAAGCAAACCACCTTAGATAACTCGTCTCTGAGCTTGTTTCTTTCAGGAAAAAGAAAAATGAATAAATCTGTAAAAGCCCTATTTTATTACTATTTCCTTACCTATGAACTTAATAGAGATTTTAGAGATTATCTCAAATCTTAAATTTTTTCTTTTTTCTCTTGCATATTAAAAAAAATGTCGTACCTTTGCACCGTTACAATCTTTGAAGGTATTTTTATTTCTGTTAATGAAGTAAATTAAAAATATTAATAACTCACGGCGTGAGGGTGTCGTTATATAGTAATATATAGCAAATTTCGTAAACTTCGAGATTGTAACAACACCTACTCACGCCGTTTATTTTTTATATTTATGTTACAATCTCAAAACAAAACCCAGAAAAAACCTTATTTAGAGGTAGTAAAAGAAGAATTCGCCAGCGACCTATTTCGCAAATTTATGAATGACGACGAGGGCGTTT